GTTAGGTAACCTAACATTATTGGTTCTAGTGCACTATTTTTATCCTTTGAGGACGTCACCAACACTGGGGCTTTATCATTGAACAAAGGACCTACAGTTTATCAACCAGCGATGCCATCTAATGGATACTGGAGAGATGCTGATTTACATTTTAATGCATCTAAGGCAAATTCTCTCTATGGAGCATCTAATACAGTTCAGCCTAATGCATTAAATCTTAATGTCTTAATTAAATATTAGAACTTGATTAAGATATTTAAGTTAATAGACGATGGCTGTACTGTACTTGAATTACCGTAGATGGCGTTCGATTTTGAGGCATCAAGTTTTAAATTTGCTGCAATATAATGTGTAGAATCATTATCTTGCAAAGTAGCTCTTGCTAGTGAATAATTACCCCAATCTAGAGCAGTATGGGAGAAAATATTAGGATCATTTATTACATAGTTTTGTGCAGATATATAGCCAACTATACCCATAATGTTAGGACACGCGATTAAGAAAAAAAACATACATAAATGCTCTTATAGCAGAGTGTATTTATGTATGTGATATGGATTGTGCTGAGCACAATAGCCGTTATTAGTCGCGATTGTCCTGAACAGCCTTTATAAGCTTGTCCGCGACATCATCTCCGGCACAACTGGCACAATACAGAGAGAAGAGGTAATTCCACCATTGCTGCATGATTTCTCTGCGTTGTTCGAGATAGTCACCACGCAGATATGCGCGCTCTGTGGTTGAGCCGGTTAAGTGTGCGAGGCAGTCCTCTGCGATTTCGTGAGTGACATTGTTGTCTTTAAGCCACGTTCTTGCGGTAGCGCGTAATCCGTGATGACACAACTGACCCTTAAGAGATGTGGAACAGAGCCACTTAGATAAGTGTTGCTTGTTGATTTGTTTGTGGTATCTGCCAAAGGGCCATACGTGTTGAGATTTGCGTTTATAGACGTGTCTGACGTATGTAATGAGTGTTAGTACGTCTGAACATAAAGGTACTCTGTGAGCTCGTCTCTTCTTCATTATAAAGGCTGGCAGAGTTAAAACATCATTGTCTATCCACGACCATTTGACTGAGCACGCCTCAATAGGCCTTAACATTGAGTAAACGCACCAAAGTACATAAGCGTGGAACCACAACTCCTGACCTTTTAAAAGCGTGAAGAGTTCGCTTAAGCGTTCAGCTCTTATAAAAGGTCTGTTAACAGGGGTGTGGTTAGCGAACACTCTGCTTAACTTTCTGCAAGGGTTAGAAGAGAGCAAACCAGCACACACAGCCAGCTCTAATATCTCATTGAGTCTCATTAGCACACGTTTGAGCGTTGGAAGTTTGTCCTTTAAGTCAAGCAGCAGATTAAGTGCCAATGGCGCTGTTATTGCTTCAAGTTCTAAGTTGTTGAGTTTTGGAACTAGGTATTGCTCAATACGCTTAACTTCATCATGGTACGATGCGATATTGCCCTTTTTCTTGTCTTTCCACAGCTTAAACGCGTCACGGAAGGTAACGCCTAAGCTTGGTTTAATCTTAAGCTCTTCACGCTTAAGATGTGCAAGCTGACGAGCCTGTAACAACGTCAGGTCAGGATAATGTCCAAGCGTAATATCTTTTACTCTACCCAAGTGAGCGTAGCGCAGAACAAACGATTTACATCCTGACGGAGACACTCGAAGATATAGACTTTCTCCGAGTTTTACAGAATATCTTTTTTCTTTAGTTTTTAATTTTTTTAAATTCATATAGGAGTCCTTAAATGGCCAACACCAAAACAGCTACAGCATATAAATTTGCTGAAGACAGATATTTCAACGGTACCGCATTAGTAATGACTAATCCAATGTCTGGAGAATGGTTATTACCACCAGACTGCATATTGCAGGCACCAGAATTAAAAGAAGGTTTCTTCTACAAATTAACAAAAGAAAACACCTGGCAGGCAGAGAAAATTCCTACTTCTTGTGAAGAGTGCTTAGGCTTAGCTGTTAAGCACACTGATAACACCATGCACGGCAACACTTTACGCATACTCATGAATGCTCTTGTTGAAGCAGATAAGGACAACTACGAAATCAGTAGAGATGAAGAACTGACCATAACAGTTGTAAAAAAAGAGAAGAAAGAAGAAACTCTCGAGGAAGTAAAAGCAGCACGTCTTGAGGAGTTATCTCAGAGATGTCACGCTTTCGATAATCAGCTAGTTAATGGCGAAATGATTATTAAATCATCCTTAGGTTTTAAGGCTAATGCTGATTTGCGCTCTCAAAGCAATTTAAACGGCTTGATTGGAGTTGGTGTAGAGCCAGTGGCATATATGGATGCTGACAATCAGCCACATTCATTAACTATTGCAGACTTAAATACTCTCTTAACAGAGTTATCTCTTAACGGTCAGAACTTATATAAACAGAAATGGGCATACGCAGAAAAGATAAAGGCCTGTAAGACCATTGCAGAGCTCGAAAAGATTGAATTTACTTTTGAGATGATGAACTTCAGTAATGAGTAAATACTTCCATAATCTATGCGTAGCTTTTGATCAGCTAGCTAACACTTTGCTAGCTGGTTATCCTGATGAAACACTATCAAGTCGTTCATATCGCTGTAAGGATAAACTGCGCTGGCGTATTGCAATGCACGTCATCAATGGTCTGTTCTGTGATAAGAACCACTGCAGAAAAGCCTTTGGACTTGAAGTGGATTTACCTGATGAATATAGTGAGTCTTGGGACGGTAAGTACAAGTGATATGCTTAAACCACCTGTTTATCCTGAATGCCTCTACGTAGAGGAGGAACAATGTATACGAGAGTTAAAGTCGACAAAGACGGCATCGCCGGGAAGGGAGTGCGCTTTGAGCGCATCAGACGTGTCACAGGGTACCTTGTCGGCACCCTTGAACGATTCAACAACGGAAAAAGGGCAGAAGTGCAAGATAGAGTGAAGCATCTTCACCTGTAGCTCGCACTTTATTCTCTTAATGAACCAGAATATCAACAAGAGGGGCGATACGCTTTGCAAAATCCCCCTCTTTATAAGATAATATAAAAAAATATTAAATAAACAAAATCAGGTGGTTACATACATCGCTACATACAGTCAGAATTTATTTAATCTAACGCTCTGATATATAAACAAATTAAGTTATGGCAACGAATCCCGCCACCTCCACCACGTCAATTTTTTACCCAATTTATCCCCTTAAATTTTCTACTCTTTTTTATTCAAAAAATTGCGTTAATTCAGTTACATATCTTATATATAAGTGCTTTACATTCATTTTGCATTTACTTTGCACATATATATAATTACACTAGCGTATGTAGATGTATGTAGATTTTTAATTGTAGTTACATACAAGGGGGTACATATGCTGACTCAGCTTACAATTAAAAACGCAAAACCCGTAGATAAACTGTATTCTCTTGCAGATAAGGATGGTCTGTTTCTGCGAGTAAAACCCACTGGTGTCAAGCAGTGGTATATCAGTAAGAATGTTAAGACACAGCGTATAAGTAAGATTATTGGAACATTCCCTGAGATGTCTCTTAAAGAGGCTCGTGACACTCTTGCACTGCTTGTGGCTCAGGCACAGACCCAGAGCACACCAAAGATAAAAGCTCCCACCCTGAAAGAAGTGTTTGAGGAGTGGTTCGAAGTCAAGCAGACACGGATTAAGAACCACAGACAGATTAAGGGGCGTTTTGAGCTGTATATATTCCCCACCCTTGCGGATGTGCAGTTCAGTCTGATAACGCCAATGCAGATTATCGACATACTAAAGCAGAAGTGTCTTAAGAGCGGTAAGTACGAGACTATCAAGAGAATATGCGGACCAATCAAAGAGCTTGAAGTGTTCGCCTTGAATTGCGGTTATATTGACGCTCTCAAACTTCAGAATCTGCAGTCAGTGTTTCCGAGTCCGAACTCTGCAAAAGAGCACATGCCTTCAGTTCATTGGAATGACCTGCCTGAGGTATTTAAACAACTGCAGGTGAGCGCGGTCTTATCAAGGAATGTACTCCCTGTTATCCTTACAGGTTTTTACACTCTCTTAAGGCCAATCGAATATTGTGCACTTGAATGGCAGTGGGTTGACCTCGAGGAAGGGGTTATCACTGTTCCAGCAGAGGTAATGAAGATGAAGAAGGCTCACAGAGTACCTATCTCCTCACAGTTAAGAACGATTCTGGAAATGCAGCCAAGGATAAGTAAGTATGTATTCCCTAGTCCTGTGGATTTAACAAAGCACTACAATCGCGACACAGTAAGTAAGTTTCTGCGTAATCACGGCTTTAAAGGGCAACTCGTTTCTCACGGCATACGCTCAATCGGTCGCACGTGGATGCACGACAATGATGTGCCGTTCGATGTGGCAGAGTTGTGTTTAGCTCATACTGTGGGCACAAGTACCACAAGAGCGTACGACCGAAGTGATTTGCTGGAGAAGAGAAGGGAAGCGATGCAGAAATGGTGTAATTATGTGAAGAGCTGCCTTATATAAGAAGAGAGCCGTCATCGTGACGGCCCTTTTTTTATTCTTCTTCTGATATTTCTTTAATACGCTTATCCATATAATCAGATAGAGAAGTATCTACATCTTTATCTTTACTCCTCTCAGAGTCTTGCTCTTCAACCTTAATTCCAAAAGGCTGCCATTCACCCTTTCTTAAAATTTCATATTTACAAAATAAATATTTAAATCGCCATTTTCCTATTATTTCTTTGATTTTCATTTTTACCACCTTTTCTTAATATCTTTTTTGAACCTCTTAAATTCTGCTTCCGATATTTCTGCATTTTCAAATCTTTCTTTTAATGCTATTAAAAGTTCCCTTTTAGTTCTAAAAATAGACATATGACATATATCTTGAACGAAAAATAATTTATATAATTCTGTCGGAAGTTTATCGTAATGAGTTAATAAATGCTTTTCATTAGGTAGA